ATGCCAGGAGTAGACCATAGATGCACAACACACCATTACGCCTGTGATTGCAGGGAGGCTGCTATAAAGTTTGTGGCCGAAAGATTGCTTTCTGAACATGATGAACTTGCAAAATTCAAATCTGGATTTGGAAAGCCACGCCCATGCTTCTGTGCTGGCTGCCAAGAGGCGCGTAAGTTGATGGCGATTTCGGTAGATGTGTAACGCCGTGCTCATTTGCCGGGGCACGAGCAAAACTAAAAACCGACCGGCGTTATTCGGGGTCGGCTGGGAGAAATTGTTAAACATTTTCTATGCCTTGAAAGGAGGAAAAATGTTCATTGAAGTAACAGATAAAATCAAGGATTCGTTGGAAGATCCATTGGATAGGATTTTCCGTAACGATTACACCCCGGAGGGTATGTTTGAAAATGCTCAGTTCTTGAGGTATCGGCACAAAACTGGTACATGGGAAATTGAAATCAGGTCTGGTTTTTCTAAATTCAAGGTGATGCTTCAAGAATTTCAGGCTATGGCAATAATCAACAACGAGTTGGGGCATGACTTTACGCTTCAGGTCAGCAAATATGATAGAGATGCATTGTATGTTTAACGTGCCGCGTGAGGCGCACGGGAACAGACGTGTGCTAAAAACAAACCAGCCTTCAACCGTGTCGCTTCGACGCGGTTGTTATGAGGAGGTATTAAATTTATGGTTCAGGTAGTTGAAGAGCTTTATGAAATAAATATTGGTGGTGTTCCGGGTGATGAAGAAATGGGGCCGTCTTTTTTGATTAAGGCTTTCAAAGGCAAAAGAACTGAGAAATTCTATGGGCTGAAGATTATTCCCTCTGACGGCAGCAAGACACGGGAAATTTGGTTTAGCGATTTAAACCAGATAGCGAAACTGATAGAAAAAACGGGAGGCAAGACGGATGCCTCATAACAATTACTCTACGGAGAAAATGGCTATGTATGAAATCTGGAGGTGATGCATGAATACAGCGACAGCAAAGGTTTATTACCTCAATAAGAATAAATATCAGAAAAGCAATTGCCGACCAGAAGAGGAAGGGGCTTTTTGGAAGGGCATGCGGAATGAGATCAGGCTGCGGCATTATAGCTACAGCACTGAAAAGACCTATGTTGACTGGTGTAAAAAGTTTGTCCTTTATTACAAGAAGAAGCACCCCCGTGACATGGGATCGCAAGAGGTAAAGGACTATCTCACATACCTGGCGGTAAAGAGAAACCACGCCGCCTCGACGCAAAACCAGGCGTTTAATGCGCTGCTTTTTATGTACCGGGAATACCTCAAAATAGAATTGACGGGGATAGATGCTGTCCGGGCGAAGAAGCCGAAGAAACTACCGGTGGTATTTACACATGATGAAGTGGATGCGGTTATGGACCATATGCGAGGGACGTATTGGATCATGTTCGCGTATATGTATGGCGCAGGGCTCAGGCTGATGGAGTGCTGCCGCTTAAGGGTTAAGGATATTGATTTTGGGATGAAAAACATAACTGTCCGCGACGGCAAGGGTGGTAAGGACAGAACAGTGCCGCTGCCTGAGACCTCCATCGACAGAACCAAGCGGCACCTGGAAAAAGTAAAAGCTGCACATGAAAAAGATTTACGCGAGGGCTACGGTACGGTCGAAATGCCCTTTGCGCTCGATCGGAAATATCCAAACGCAAAGAGGGAGTGGGGATGGCAATACGTCTTCCCCGCTGAATTCAGATCACGCGATCCACGCAGCGGCATTGTCCGGAGGCATCACCTCCATGAATCGGCAGTCCAGAAAATGGTCCATTCCGCAATCTTGAAGGCGAGGATTGTTAAACAGGCATCATGCCATACCCTTCGTCACAGCTTTGCCACTCATCTCCTTATGGCAGGCACGGATATCCGCACAATACAAACACTAATGGGGCATAAAAACATAGAGACAACCATGATATATTTGCACGTGATAGGACAGGGCGCAGCAGTCAAAAGCCCTATGGATATGAGATGAACTGGCTTGACAACATACGGCGTGAGGACCTGCATGAAAGTTATCAGGAGCTGATGGATGTTATGACTGGCGTCATCGGAGATGCGCTAAGCATTGAGCTGATTATGAAATTGTCGTGCCACTACAAGGGCCAGTTTTATTTCCGCAGCCTGCAGGACATGATTTCCGACCGCAAGAAGAAATTTATTATCGCTAATTTTAACGGTGACAACCATGAAGAGCTGGCGCGCAAGACAAACTGGTCGCTGCGCTATATCTACGATATTCTCGCCGAAGACCGCAATAAATCTCAGCTCTCTTTTTTGAACTAGTTCAAAAGACGCCTTCCCTTCTGCTCCGATAAAATCGGAGCATGCGTAACAAATCCATTGAGTTTTCCCCATTAAAGCTGCAGGTTGTTTCACCCCCTGGGGGCGTCGGGCTTCACCTCCCTCAGCGCCCCTGCCTCACCCTCCCTTGCAGTGGCAACAACCCCCTTGATCCCCCTTTGCTAAGGGGGAATATTTGATGCCTAAGGAAATCTTTGAAAAGTTATCAGACCTCGAACTCATCACTCTCTGCGTCTATGGCGAGGCGCGCAATCAGGGGCTTGACGGTATGCTGGGAGTGGCCTCGGTAATTGTCAACCGCGCGAAGCATCCCTCCTGGTGGGGCAGTGACATAAAGACCGTGGTGCTTAAGCCCAAACAGTTTTCCTGCCTTAATGAAAACGATCCCAACGTCTCGATTCTCAGGCAGATAGCAGAGGACTTCTCCGGCAGCCTTTCAAAACTCGGCGTGCTGAGGTTATGCCACTGGATATGCAGGGGCCTGCTTGAGGGCATGCTCTACAGCAACGTCGGCAGCGCAACGCACTACCACACTGTAAACTGCGATCCTGAGTGGGACGATAACATGCGACTGATTAAAAAAATCAACCAGCATGTGTTTTTTGAGGTGAAAAAGAAATGAAATATGTAACCCCAATATATGGCAAAGACTTCGGCCCCGGATATGTGGGTTTCTCGCGCAGGCGCAAAACAGGGCACATCATCAATGACGTTATTGTCTGGTTTGGCAATCTTCAGGAGGCCTGCGATTTTTCCGCTTCTCATGTGTTTGTGGTAGTAAACGAACGCATGGGGATTGAAAGCGCTGAAAGAGGCGCGGAGTATTTCAATCTTCAAAAAAGGCTATCCAACCCTGACCTGGAATTTGTCTTCAGGGAGCCCTCGCAGCTTGGCTGGCTGACAGTCAGGGAGATGCTGGAAGAAGGAGCAAGGCTGGAGAAAAAGGAAGTGCCCTATGACTATACAGGCCTGATCTTCGGGCATCCCATAGCAGCACTGGGACTGGCGAGGTGGTTTAAACCGCTGAGAAAAATGCCTGTACTGTTTCATTGGCCGGGATCTATGGTGTGTTCGAGCCTCGGGGCAAGACTGTTGAAGGCCACTACTGTGTTTAAAAATTTCAGGCTGTTCAGGGAATGGAATATTTTAAGGATAACGCCTGTGATCCTTTACAATCACGGGCCATTTAAACCTTTTCGTTTCGACAAAAACAGATAGGAGGAAATTGTGATGAAACAGATTTACTGGATTTTGATGGTGAGCGTGTTATTGACAGGCTGTGCCTCAGACAGGGCGTATGAGGCCTATGGCAACGCCTATGCGGCCTATGCAGGGCAACCTGATGTACAGACAAAGGCATGTGAAATTAACACTAAAAATGCGGTGACGCTGCCGGAAGGTTTTAATCTTGTCTGTTATCAGGCAAACACCGCGGCCAATCTTGTGCCTCCGCAGCAGATAAAGGACAGCGAATGGACAGCCCCTGTGCATAGCCTTGTCGGTGTTGTCGGCACAGTCGGAAGCATCGCTGTCGGCGGTCAGATGTTAAAGGAGGTCGTGGGAAAAGTCGGGAAATATGCAGGACACAATACTGCAGGGTCTTACAATCCAGTGGACAACTCCAACCAGGGCAATCCGATAGACAACTCCAATCAGGGAAACCCTGTGACGACTCCGGCCCCTGTGATAGTGAATCCTCCGGTAGTTATCACTCCTGTCTATGAGCCGCCGGTTGTTATAACACCTGTCATCCAGGGTGCGGCGCAATGAAGGCGGGCCTTATCGCAGCATTGCTGTTGCTGATGGTTATGATTGGAGGCTGCGCCTCTGTGAGTGTGGACAACGGCAAATGCCACGCGCAGTACTCCTCCTGGTTTAAAACACTCGACGGCGTCAGTATGTCCGCCTGCAGCGCGCAGGGCTCGGCAGTCAAATCAACAGTGGACATCCAGGATTTCACTGACGGGGTGATGAAGTAGATGACTGAATTCGCCTCAGCGATAAAAGATTTCATGCTTGCGGCCCAGACACTGGGGCCGTGGGGCGTGGTCTTTTTTCTCTGGTGGGACAGCCGCAAACAGGACGCGAAATGGCAGTCCAGGTTTACCTCAGTTGAAGAGATGTACAAAAACAACGTCAAGCTGGTTGAGGCATACGAGAAGATGGCCGGCGGATACCAGGACATCGTTATCTTCAACACGCAGAAAATAACCGGGGTCATCGACCGGGTCGATAACAATCTTTTTTGCCCTATCGTAAAGGACAAGACCAAGCCCAAGGAGGTGCACGGTTGAGCGACGCGCGGTTACATTTAAAAGGTGAGCTTGCGGATTTAAAACAGCAATTGATGGAACTGGAAATTGTCGGCAAAAACCATGCAGACGAAATCAAGACGCTCCTGTCGCTGTCCGCGGCCCGCCCTATCGAAAAAATAGACACACAGGAAATCCTGTCGCGCGCCAGGCAGCTCCACGAGGCCAGGGAAAAGCAGGCACAGTTAATGACAACGATCAGGCGGATTGCCAGGGAGCTGGAATAGTGGCAAAGAAAAGCACCCTCACCCCTGCCCTCTCCCCTCAAGGGCGAGGGAGAAAAGAGCACGAGAAAAAACGGCGGCATGGGAAGGTATACGAACTGCCGGAGGCGGTCAGGCACGAAGTCAATGCGCTCATTGTACAACCGGAAATAACCTACGAAGATATCAGCGCCTTTTTAAAAACACGGGGCTATGACATTAGCACCTCCGCAATCGGCAGATACTGCCAGTGGTTCTTTAACGAGGTCCGCGAAACAGAGATGCTGCGCGACCAGGCAAAGCTGCTCACATCTGATCCGGATAAAGTCCTGCTGCTTGAGAAGCTCACATCGAGCATGATCGTCAAGCGGTTGGCAATTGCGCTACAGGAAGAAGAATTCGACGTGATGAAAAACGCCAAGCTGATCGCGGCCTATGCATCATTGCAAAAGGCGAACCTTGACCGCGAGAAGTGGGGGGCGGAGATACAAAAGACAATCAAGGGTGTGGCAGAGGATGTCAGCAAGATCGTCAAGAAAAACGGTCTGTCGGAAGCTGCTGCAAGCCAGATCAGGAATAAGATACTGGGGATAAAAACATGAAATACAAATGGTCGACGACAGCCAATTTGTCATTCCACGGCTTGACCGGGGAATCCACGACAGGAAACTGGATGCCCGGATCAAGTCCGAGCATGACAGTCAGGTGGATATGATCACAGTCATTGATGAAATAAAGGCGCTGCAAAACGATGGTGTCCTCCTGAAATACCAGAAACGCTGGGTCGAAGACAAATCGCCTGTGAAGGTATGGGAGAAGTCCCGCCGGATCGGCGCGACCTGGGCAGAGGCTGCGGATGACGCTTTGATAACTGCTACAGAGACCGGCATGGATGTTTTTTACATCGGCTACAACAAGGACATGGCCCGCGAGTTTGTGGATGAATGCGCCTCCTGGCTGCGGCATTATCAACTGGCAGCGGAGGAGGTCGAGGAATTCATATTTAAAGACAAGACCCCTGAGGGAGACAAAGACATACACGCCTTCAGGATCGATTGCGCCTCGGGGTTTAAAATTCTTGCGCTCAGCTCAAGGCCTTCGAACCTCAGAGGCAAACAGGGCATTGTGATCATAGACGAGGCCGCGTTCCATGACGACCTGCAGGGGCTCATCAAGGCTGCGATTGCGCTATTGATGTGGGGCGGCTTTGTCCGGATCATTACCACACACTTTGGCGAGGACAATCCCTTTAATGATCTGGTCAATTCCATCCGCGAGGGCAAGCTGCCCTATAGCCTGCATCGGACGACTCTGGATGACGCGCTGGCGGACGGGTTATACAAACGCATCTGTCTGGTATTAAACAGGGAGTGGACTCCGGAGTCCGAGGCCGCCTGGAGAGATGAGCTGATTAAATTCTACGGCGATCATGCTGACGAAGAACTTTTCTGCGTGCCTTCCAAGGGCTCGGGGATCTACTTCACCTCTGCGCTTATCAGGTCCTGCATGAAAGACGATATCCCTGTGCTGCGCTATACCTGCAGAGACGGCTTTGACGAGCTGCCGGATGAAGCCAGGAGGGCGGAGTGTCAAGCGTTCATTGACGACAATCTTGAACCTCTCCTGAAGGCGCTTCATAAATCGTCCCTGCATACACGCAATCATTTCTTTGGCGAGGACTTTGCCAGGGACATCGATCTGACGGTCATCACGCCTCTTACTGAACTTCAAAACCTTACTCTTCGCGCTCCCTTTATCGTGGAGCTTCGGAACGTGCCGTTTAAACAGCAGGAGCAGATCCTGTTTTATATTGTCGATCGCCTGCCTAATTTCAGGGGCGGGGCGATGGACGCAAGGGGCAACGGACAATATCTGGCCGAGGTCGCCATGCAGCGCTATGGCACCTCAAGGATTTTTCAGATCATGCTCACCCGGCAGTTCTATCAGGACGCCATGCCGAAGTATAAGGTGCGCTTTGAAGACAAGACAATAGAGATCCCTCTGGATGCCGACATACTCGATGACCATAAGGTCGTCAGATTGGAAAAGGGCATACCCTTAATTTCTGACACCCGCAAGGTCTCAGGGGAAGGCGGCAAGCGCCATGGTGACTCTGCAGTTGCCGGCATGCTCGGAGTTTATGCTTCGGACAATGCGGCCTCCGGGCCGATCGAATACGAGACAGTTGCCGTGCGCTCTCCGTTTTCCAACAAAGACGATGACTCTGACAGCAGGTTGAAGATGAGGGCGGATGACAATCCTCATCCGTTTAGAAAAAAGGGGGCATGGTGAAAAAAAACATTTGTTCTTTGTTTTTTGTTTTTTGTTCTTTGCTTTTAAACCACGAACCACGAACCACGAACTGCGAACCTGTCAGTTTAACCAGAGGCCGTAGGATCGACGATCCCCCCCCCTGTATGGGCAAAGAGGGGGGGGTCGGTCTGTTATCTCAAAAAACTGCCTTTATAAAGTCAACTGGGGCCTATTGCGGAGGACAGTGCAGATGATATTTGACGCCTTTGGCAGGGAAGTGACAATGACCAGGCGTCCGGTGACGGATGAAATCGTTGTCTCCTCGGTCCGCGACAGATACAATTCCTATCCTGCTCAGGGACTCACGCCGGAGAATCTGGCCCTGATATTCAAAGAGGCTGATCAGGGGGATGTCTACCGCCAGTCCGAGATGTTTGAGGAGATGGAGGAGCGGGACGCGCATTTGGGCAGCACTCTTCAGACCCGCAAGCTGGCCATACAGGGACTGTCCTGGGAGATACTACCGGCCTCTGAATCTCCTGAGGACAGCAAAATAGCGGATGCGGCAAAAGAGATGGTCGAATACATCGAGGATTTTGAAGGCGGTCTGCTGGACATCATGGACGCCCTCGGCAAAGGCTTTTCAGTCTCTGAAATCATGTGGGAGTTTGCAGAGAGGAGATGGTGGATTAAATCCCTCAACTGGGTGCACCAGAAAAGACTTACCTTCTCCGGCCCGCCAACAGCAGAGGACCTCGGGAGAGGCAACGCCTCACCCCTGCTTAAACTGCCACGGCTGCTTACTGAGACAGAACAGGTCTGGGGCGAGGAATTGATGCCCTATAAATTTATTTATCATCGCGCCAAGTCACGCTCCGGGATTGCGCCCAGGGGCGGACTGCTGAGGCCCTGCGCGTATATGTATCTCTTTAAAAATTACGATATCAAGGACTGGCTGATATTTAACGAGCTTTATTCCGTGCCTATGAGGATCGGCAAGTATGCCGCAAGCGCGACCCCGGCAGAGAAGACCGCGCTGAGGCAGGCGGTATTTAACCTGGGCGTGGATGCAGCGGCCATTGTCTCTGACTCAACAGTCATTGAATTGCTGGAGTCTAAAGTCAGGGGCGAGACCAGCGCGTTTAAAGACCTCGCGGATTTCTGTGATAAGGCGATGTCAAAGGCAGTGCTCGGCCACACAGGCAGCTCTGAAGGCACACCCGGCAAACTAGGCAGCGAAGACTCTGCCAATGAAGTCAGGCAGGACATACTCGAGGCGGACGCAAAGGCCCTGATGAAAACCCTCAGGGCGCAACTGCTGGCCCCGTGGGTTGTCTATAACTTCGGGCCTGACAAAGGCGTGCCGCAGTTTAAATTCCATTTCGAGGGTGAGGAAGATCTGGAGAAGATCGCCCGCACCTACGGCATCCTCGTCAAGGACGTTAATTACAAAGGCATCGGCGTCAAACATATTGCCGACAGGTTCGGCATCCCTCAGCCTGAGAAAGGGGAGGAGACGGTATCTGCGGTAGTCACGCCGAATCCGTTTGACGTAGAGGCGAAAGATCGGAAGATCGGAAGCGCGGAAGAAACAGCAACGCAGAAAAACAAAGGCGCGTTGCCATCAAAGGAAAAGCATCTCCCAATGATTGAATCTCAACAATCGGTTGACAATCTGGCTGACAATGCGCTGGATGCAGGCGAAATTGATATAGAGACCATGAAAAACCTGATAGAACAGGCAACCTCCTATGAGGATTTACAGCAGAGGATAAAAGGGGCTTACGGCAGCCTGGATATGAAACAGTTTCGCACCGTGATGGAGCAGGCGATGTTTATGGCTGATATTGCAGGGAGGTCGCTCAATGTCCGGGGCTGAATGGAAACCACTACCGTTTGATGAGGCTATAGCCTTATTCAAAAGCAAGGTTGTTTTGACTCCGGAGGAATACAAGGCGCTTGAAGCGGCTGTCAGACAGGCGGCTTTTACGGTCTCCGGGATCACTGAGGCGGATATCATCAACGATATTTACGATGAGCTACAAAGCGCTCTTGAAAAAGGGACTACATTCATTGATTTTAAAAAACAGTTATTGCCAAAAATCGAATCAGCCTGGGGGAGTACTGCGCCTTACAGACTCGATACCATATTCAGGACGAATATCCAGTCCATGTATCAGGCGGGCCACTGGAAACAACAGATGGAAGTTGTTGATACACGACCCTACTGGCAATACGTTGCTGTAATGGATGGCCGTGTCAGACCTGCCCATGCTGCCATGAATGGAAAAGTTCTCCCAGCTGATGATCCTTTCTGGCAGCAGAACTATCCACCCAATGGGTTTAACTGCCGTTGTACCGTCAGGTCGCTATCTACCGGGGAGATGGACCGCGAGGGGTTGTCTGTGTCTAATGTCAAACAGAATATTTTTGATAAAGGGTTTGGCACAAATCCTGCGGACTTATGGACTCCCGACTTATCCAAATACCCTGATTGGCTAAGGGAGAAGATGACAAAATGAGCGGCGTAATTATCACCATAAAACATGATGACGCTAAGGTAAAGACATTATTGACTACGTTAAAAGAGCGCACCGGCAATCTCACCCCCGTAATGAAAGATATCGGCCAGATTGTGAGAAATTCGGTCATTCAGAACTTTATCTCTAGTGGCAGGCCGCAGAAATGGAAACCTAATGCGTTTGCAACAATTATGGGTGGCCTTGGCAGAAAGGATTTCACAAAGAAAGGCACAGTGCGGAAGCCTTCAAGCCGCAGACTCTCCAAAGGCAAGGTGTTAATAGATACGGCAAGACTTCAAAATTCAATCACATCACGGGCCTTTAGCGACCATGTGGATATAGGCACTAATGTTATCTATGCGGCAATCCATCAATTTGGAGGCCCGGCTGGACGCGAATTGAACGTAACTATTCCTGCCCGACCATTTCTGATGATTCAGAAGGAGGATAAAACAGCATTCAGGGTAGCAGTCGAAAACTTTTTAATGAAAGGGGTGAAGTAATAGTGAAAAGTGACGGACATAAAATATTGATCTGCAATGCAGTTAAGCCGCTGGATAACGACCTCATGATGCTCCTTTGCAAGGACCTCGCAGGCGTAGTGCCTGCGGAGATACAGGTGGTCCCTGCAGGGTTTCACCAGACGCCAAAGGGTGATTTTCTTTGCGATGAGGAATCCGCTGCCTCGGTAATCAGCGCGTTTGATTCCCAGATCAACGACATGGTGATTGACTATGAGCATCAGACGCTCACAGGCGGAGAGGCCCCGGCCTCGGGCTGGATCAAGAAGCTGATCAATAAAGGCAGCGAAGGCATATGGGCTGCTGTTGAGTGGACAGATAAGGCCAGGGAGAGAATAGCAAACAAGGAATACAAATACGTGTCCCCTGTATTTCTTAAGCGGATATCCGACAACAAGGTTATCAGACTTATCAACGTTGCCTTGACAAACCAACCGAACATCGACGGCATGGTGCCGCTGATAAATAAGCAAACAGCTATCAGCAATCAGCGATCAGCTGAAGAAACAAAAAAGGAGGAAGGAACTATGTTCAAAGAATTATTGAAGTTGCTCGGACTCCAGGAGACAGCTACGGAGACCGAGGCCATAGCGGCATTTAATACTGTTATGGCGAACAAGGCGGCTATTGTCGCCAACAAGGCAGTGTTTGCAGCGCTGGGAGTGGCTGAAACAGCCAGTGAAAGTGAGGTCGTGGCCACGATCATGGCGAACAAGCAGGGGCATGACCTGATTGAAAAACTCACCCTGCAGGTCAACAAGCTAACGGATGAGCTGAAGACCAAGGCGGATGGCGACATTGAGGAGATGGTCAATAAGGCCATCGCGGGTGATGACAAGGGCGCGAAGATTACGCCTGCTCAGAAAGACTGGGCACTCGGCTATGCAAAGACCGACCTCGAGGGATTCAAACTGTTTCTGAACAAGGCCCCCTATCAGGTGCTCAGAGGGCAGAAGGCCCCGGAGGATGACGGTAAGAATCAGGACAAAGTCATTCTCGATGCGGCCCAGATGCAGGTCAACAAAATAATGGGAGTTGACGACGAGACGTTTAAAAAGTTTGCACCGAAGGAAAAATAAAAAACGTTCGTGGTTCCTGGTGCTTCGTTCTTAGTTAACAAAGAACCAAGAACAAAAAACGACGAACAACAAAAGAAAAAGGAGGATTTGAAAATGATTAAAAGAGTTTTTAGCATGGGCATTATCTTAGTGATGATCGCCTGTATGTTTTGCGTAGTAAACCCGCAGGCGTCCTATGCCGCGCTGACAGCGGAGAGGGACACGGCATCAAGGGCAGGACAGACTTTTGAACTGGGAGTCGCCGCCTCTGTCGAAATTTACAAAGGCGCTCTGGTCGCGGTTGATGCCAGCGGTTATGCCACTCCGGGGGCAACTGCTACTACCATCGTAGGACTCGGCAGGGCTGAGGAGACCAAGGACAATACCACAGGCTCTAACGGGGATTTAAACGTCAGGATCAGCAGAGGCATATTCAGATATGCCAACTCTGCAGACGCGGACTTGATCGCAAATGACGACATCGGCAAACTCTGCTACATAGTGGACGACGCCACTGTGGCCTTAACTAACGGCAGCGACACCCGGTCACCTGCAGGCAGGATCTTCGGGGTTGATAGTTCAGGCGTATGGGTGGAGTTTCTACACTTCAGCGCGCCGGGCACTGTGGTGTCAGCGGACATTGTTGATGGGACCATTGTAACTGCCGACATAGCGGATGATCAGGTGACAAGCGCCAAGCTGGCAAACGATCTCACTTTCGGATCAGCCATTACCGATGAGATTACTGTCACGGGGGCCTTGCAAGGAGCGATTGCGTTTTATCTCGATGGCGCAACAGACAACGCCTTTGAACTGGGGATCGGGGCGCTTGACGATCCTCTGGCAGACAAGACAGTCAAAATACCTTCCAAAACTGACGCAACATTAATGATTTCAAGCCTTGTGACCAATGACATTGATGTTGCCAATAGCGTATGGGGAGTATCCAACGGCTTTGCCTTCGGAGGAGCAACGGGCGGAGATGGGTTTGAAGTTACCGTCAGCCCCTCGGCTGATCCGGGCGCGGACGTGGCAATAGGCTTGCCTGCGGCCAGCGGAACTTTGGCAAATACTGCGGGAGCCGGATCAAATAAAACCGTGGTAGCAGGCTCCGGCGCAAATACGGTCGCAGCTACCGACTGCGGCAAGGTCTTCACTGCTGCGGCTGATGCTGATGGAGTATTTAATCTCCCGGCAACAGTGGCAGGCTGTGAGCTGACATTTATTAACATCGGGGCAGACACCAATAACCTGCTGACCGTCAACCCGGACGATGCGGATAAAATATTTTGCGTTGGCCTCAGCGCTGCAGCTGATACCCAGGGCGTTGATATCGAGGGATCTGATGGTGATGCCATATCAAACACCAAAGGCACTGCGGAGCGTGGTGATCAGGTGACGCTTATCGGCGATGGCGCGGACGGCTGGTACTGTAAGGGTTTTGCTGTGGGCATATGGGCTGATATTAATTAACAACAACTAAAAAAAGGAGGATAATTTCATGACAAAGATTTTAAGGTTTCTCTTAGTGTTTATCACGATGTTGATGCGGCCTGTTGTAAATAATGGCGGCTACATCACCATCACCCCGGCCATATCAACGGCCATCAGGCAGAACTTCCAGACCATCTTTAACCAGGCCTTTAAAGGGGTAACGCCCTGGTGGCCGAAGGTGGCGATGCGAGTGCCTTCGACAACCAGCAAGGAAATCTACGCCTGGCTGTCGGCCTTCCCAAAGATGCGGGAATGGCTTGGCGACAGGGTCATCGCGAACCTCGCGGCCTCGGATATGGAGATCGTCAACAAGGATTTCGAACTTACCATCGAGGTTGATAGAAACGAGATCGAGGATGAGCGCATAGGGCTTTATAACCCGATCATCTCCATGGGCGGCGACTCCTGCGCCAAGCAGCCCGACGAGCTGATCTTCCCGCTGATGACAGACGGCTTCGACCATGTCTGTTTTGACGGCCAATACTTCTTTGACACCGATCACCCGCACATCAAGACAGACGGCACAACGGAAAACGTCTCCAATGACGGCGGCGGCGGCGGCAATCCTTGGTTCCTGCTTGACCTCTCCCGCCCTGTAAAACCCTTTATCTTCCAGGACAGGCGTCCGCTGTCATTTACGTCGCTGGATAAACCGGATGATGAAAACGTCTTTTATCGCAGGAAATACATCTATGGCTGGGACTCCAGAAACGCCGCAGGCTACGGCCTCTGGCAGCTTGCCTATGGGTCTAAGGCCACCCTCGACTCGACCAACTATGCGGCCTACCGCGCGGCAATGGGCGCATTTAAAAAGGACATGTCCGAGCAGCCTTTAGGCATTGTGCCGACACATCTGGTCTGTGGGCCTGCAAGCGAGGCAGCTGCAAGAGCAGTGCTGATTGACGAGAGGCTGGCCAACGGCCAGACAAATACCTGGAGAAACACAGCCGAGCTGATAGTGGTGCCCTGGCTGCCATAAAGGCCGTGAAACGTGAATCGTAAAACGTGAAATGTAGGGGCACCCCTGGAGGGTGCCCTGAATACACAGAAAAAAGGAGGAAATAAAGAATGCCAAAGGTAAGAGTAAGCGCCATACCGGAGAAGGGTTTTGGCCGTATAGGTAAAAGGTTCAGCCGTGAGGCCACGGAGCATGAGGTCACAGCAAAGGAACTGGATATCCTCAAGAAAGAGAAGATGCTGGTTGTTGTGGAGATCCCGGCTGAGAAGAAAGAGAAAGAGAAAGAGAAAGAGAAATAACAAATTTACAAAAAGCGAAACCCGACCGCTTGATTCAGGCGGTCGGAGTCATCCGGCGGTGGTTGGCGCTTAATGCGCCTACTGTTGGCGGGCCGGATCTGATGAGCAGCCAAAAGAAGATGGGAAAGGTAATGGCAAATGAAAACTAAAATTACTCAGGCAGGGGATTATTACCTGTATGTGATTAATACAGACACTGCACGAAGCATGGAAGTGTATGTGGGGGCTTCTTGTTACTAAATATGAAAAAACTCTTTGCACTTTTGATAATACTGTTGGTCCCGGCCTATGCTCAGGCAGAGACACTCTCCGCAAAAATCAATACAGCAGCAACTTATGACTCAGCAAAAATTACTCTTCAGCGGGGGGACACTGAATTTTCATTGGCAGGGTTATCTGTCCCAACCACCCTTGCAAGGTCGGCATTTAATCCTATTTTCTCCCCTACTGGCACTGGATGGGAGTCCGCCAGAGTATACTCGCCTATAATTCTGAAGGAAGATGGCATTTATTATATGTGGTATACGGGATTTGACGATTCTCCTATATCAGCCAGCATTGGGGTAGCAACATCTTTTGATGGTCTTAATTGGACCAGATACGCAGGCAATCCTATTTTACAACCAGGAACTGCCGGGACTTGGGATGATTATTTAGTCATATCGGCAGGGAGCGTCATCAATGACAACGGCACTTATAAAATGTGGTACACCGGCAATGATGGGACAACAAACAAAATTGGCTATGCCACAGCAACATCACCTTTTGGCCCTTGGACCAAATATGCAAGCAACCCTGTATTGGATTTGGGAGCTGGTGGGACATGGGATGATTACATCGTTGCTGGTGGACAAGTAATTAAGGATGGCAGCACTTACAAGATGTGGTATGGAGGCCATGATGGGGCCGCTTACCGTGTAGGCTACGCTACAAGCAGCGATGGTATATCCTGGACTAAATATGCAAGTAATCCAGTATTGGATTTGGGTACGGGAGGATCTTGGGATGATGTCATTGTTGATATGCCTAAAGTGCTTAAAAAAGCAGGCACATATCATATGTGGTATAGAGGCTATGATGGTGCATACTCCCGTATCGGATACGCCTCCTCATCCGATGGAATATCCTGGACCAAATATGCAAGTAACCCCGTGCTCACTTTAGGTACGGGAGGGGCCTGGGACGACGACCAGGTGTATTACCATGAGGTTATTAATGATGGTGATATTTTTAAAATGTGGTATACAGGTACGAAGTCTTCAGGACTGGTAAAAATAGGCTATGCTGTGTTTAACACCTTTTCCTTCGATGCAACAGCCCCCACAATCGACCCTGTTTTTTTAGTGGATAGTGGCGCCAGCAGCGCGGAATGGAATATGTCGTCTCTCAACATAATAGAGAATCAGGGGGATGAGACAGGGGCTATAACATATCAATACAGTTGTGATAGTGGGTCACGCAGTTATAACGGCTCATGGCTGACACTAGCGCAGTTGCAGTCTGGAGCTGATCCCACCGGACAATATTTGGCAATCAAGGCAACACTTACGTCAGGAGGCACACAAGACGCCAGTATTGCTGATAGCAGTATTGATGTAGCTTTGCCTGTTTCAACCGGTGGCAGTGGAAGCAGATCTCAAATAGGCGGTAAATCGGAGGTGTTTGGTGATTAAAAAATTATTATGTTTTACATTGGTAATAGTTTTATTTTGTGCAATATCACAACAGGCGCAGGCACAGTCTGAGGCTTTTTCCTTTGCTGACAGGACCCTTACTGGCAAGGTACTGGCTGATATCACAATAGATTTTTGCAAGGAGATGAATGGCGATGCGGTCTCACAGACAGGCATGACCCTGGTGGAACTGGGCGTTGGAAAATACGTGTTGAATAATCCTAACGTGACGGAGAGGACTGTATGCTCGGGATACCTAACTGCTGATGATACAAAATCGTTTTCCATACTGTTCGATCCTGTTGATGGGGATATAGCCCTTGAGACAACTGCACAGAGCATACTCACAGATACAGGTACAACCTTAGATGGGAAAATAGATACTATTGCTGTTGACGTTGCAGGACTTGATGGAGCAGCTATGAGGGGGACTGATAATGCTGCCCTCGCCTCAGTATGCACAGAGATAAGACTGGCTGAACTGGATGCGGGGAATTTACCGGCCAACATTGACACAATCGCCGGTGACGTAGCTGGCCTTGACGGGGCGGCGATGAGAGGGACAGATGGGGCATATACAGGCACTCCCCCAACAGCCGAGGCCATACGCACAGAGATGGATAACAACAGTACAAAACTGGCCGCTATTCCTACAAACCCACTCCTGACAAATGATGCTCGTATACCTGCGACGCTTATTGCGTCTCAGGCGGATGTGGAGGCGCTGCCGGCTGCTTCTGATATCTGGGGCTTTGCCAGACGGGATCTCACCTCCGCCTATACAGACGAGTCTCCGGTCCGTGACATGGCCGGGGCCGTGGTTGTTCTGCCTGCCATCCAGGGACAGGCATATACAGCTGTTGCAGCTCAAGCGCTGGAGATATCCATTGTCCGGGGCGATTCACCCAGAATCCCCTTTGACCTGGGCGCAGACTACACTGGCTGGACTATTAAGTTTGGCGCAAAGGCAAGCTCCTCATCAACCGCGGCATATGTTATAGCGCTGAAAGACGGCTCCTGGTCAGATGCCTCAGCAGGGGAAGGCTATGTAGACCTCACATCAACAGACACTTCCTCAGCGCAGAAACTCTATGCAGAGGTGGAGCTGCGCAATGGGGACCAGAGGCTCACTGTAATCAAGTTTGTTTTGAAAATCATGGAGGACGTAATCAGATGAGCTACAACCTTTATGCCAGTCTAAAAGACCAGCTGCCTGAAAAAAAGATCATACAGCTCTGTGATGATGAACAACTGCGGCCTGATGTCCTGGACTCTGCGGAGACAGCACACGCCGCGATATTCAGCCGCATCAATGAGGCCGGGGACAATGCTGACGCAGAGGCAGACAGTTACTGCGGGGCAAAATACAGCGTGCCCTTTGCAACGCCCCCTGCAGAGGTCAAAAGGCTTTCCCTGGAGATATGGATATACAACCTCTATAAGCGCCGCACGGTGCCGGAGGAGATTGAAAAACGCTACGACAAGGCGATCAGACAACTCCAGGACATCGCAAAGGGGATTAAGACCCTTGGCGTGGATCCGCCGCCCTCAGCTCCGACAGAAGGCGGCGCTGAATCAAACAAAACAGAATCCGATCGCATCTTTACCAGGACAAAGCTGGAGGGGTTTTAAGTGGCCTACGAAATCGAGGATATCCAGGGCGGGATACTGGCCGCGCTCAGGGCGTATGCGGGAATGCCGGCAGAGGTCAGGACCATAGAGGCGTACCACGGGGAGATCCCGGACATCATCGACGATGTGGTAAAAGGCGACCTTGATTTTGACCTTAACGCAGTCCTTGTATGCTATGCAGGCTCTAAATTCACGGAAGACGCGAACCTGTCTTTCACTGATGAACAGTTATTCGCAGTCACCTGCATATCGGAAAACCTCAGGAGTAGGGAAGAGGTACAGACCAATATGCTGGCGATGCTCAAAGTATTAAAGACGTGCCTGATTGCAGAGGACCTCGACCTGAACATCGAGCCGCTTAAGCCTGTATCAATCGCCCTGGAGCACGCGACAAAGACCGTAAGTATATATAGCTTTCTGATAGAAACATCATTTTCAATGGATTAAATAAAAAGGAGGAAACACAATGAAAAATTATCTGGCAAATTATGATCAGATCGCGGTATCGGCGAACCTGAAGGAAACAGCGCTCAACACAGAGCAGACGCTCGATACGCAGTTGCTGGTCGCAAAGTCCACTGTCCTGAATCTGGAGCCGAGGCGTGAGGACAACAAAGACGAGCTCACAGGCAAGGAAGAGGCAGACACCATCTATGACCTGGGCAACCTCTCAAACGCCGTACTTGCATTTGATAAGGCGCAGACGCAGCATTTTGGCTTCGGCTATTCATACGGAATGGGAGTTTCAACCCCGTCAGCCTGGGGCGGCGGATTCAAACACGCGATCACGCCGACAAGCGACCTGGAACTGCCCTCCTTCACAGCAGTCATGAGGGTTGGCCGCACGATCATGAAGAGGCGCTTTGCCTCTATGTTTGTTGACACACTCAAGGCGACCTATGCAAAGGACTCCTGGGCAAAACTCGAACTGGGGATAAAGGGCACAGGCAAATTCACAGACAACATGACCTCTGAGATAGTCGAGGCTGCCTTTAACGCAACAGCCCTCACACTGGCTGCAAATGCAGTTGAAGGCGCAACAGCAGCCCTCAGGCTTGACAACGTCCACAGCATCAGGGTAGTTGTCCCGGCAACAGGAGAATATCAGGAAGTGGTATTTTCCGCTGTCTCAGATGCCACCCCTGCTGTCATAACAATAGTTGCCCCAGGGGTCGCAGCCACTCTCTGTAATTACGAGATCCTCTATACGCCTGAAGAGGCTGCCTGGTGCACGTTCCCGGCAAGGGTGTCAGAGCCGCCGCTGAGGGTGACTGACCTGGTTGTCAAGATCGGCGGCAAATGGTCAGGGTCCGCGTTTCTGGGCGGCAGGACGTACTCCTCAGAGATCGAGTCCATCGAGCATAACCTCAACAATCAATTATTGGTTGAATACAGGGTCGGCGGCACCGGCAACTATGCCAACTCTGCCATCAAGCAAGGCAGGCTCCAGACCCTTGCGCTTAACAGGCAGGCCCGGGACTTCATCCTGCAGCAAAAACTTTCAGAGACCGAATATTTCGGCGTCTCGATGGTGGCCACAGGCGCTGAGTTTGAGACAGGCAAGAATTACTACGTCTCAGCCGTATTTCCCCGCTGTGCGATACTGAAGGCCCCCATAACAGTCAACGGCAACATACTGGCTGAGGCAGGGGACTTCACAGTACTTGAAGACGACACTTATGGCTCAGCGATCATCGAGGTGGGCAATGAAGTCACAGGGTACGCGCAGTAGAGGCCGTGAAGCGTGAAGAGTGAAGAGTGAAAAGCCCGCCACAGGAGGGTCCGCCGAGGCGGATGAAATGTAAGGGCGAGGCGAGCCCCTCGCCCTTTAAAAAAGGGAGATCAATGGAAAATAAATTTGAATACGAAATAGACGGACGCAGATTTATTCAGCGTCAACTGGTGCCGGGCCAGATTAAGCAGCTCAGAAAATTTCTTGAGGGCATGGTCCTGCCAGTTGATTTCAGTCCTTCCAATATTTTAGCTGTGCTGGGTGACAGGGTCAGTGAGGCAGCGGCCATAGTATTGACCCCTTCGGATGGAACAGAGGGGGGATATTTAGCGCTTAAAAACAAAGATGTCAAAGCACTGACAGAGGAGTTTGAATATTCTCTGGCCATAGAGACCTCCATTCAAGTGGTGACGGATTTTTTCGACTGCAACCCGATAGCTTCCATATTGGAGAAGCTGGCGGGGGCGGCAACAAAAATGACGGACCAGGTGATTACACTGAGGAGGACAGCGATGAAATCGACAGCCTTGTCGCAACCCTCGCAGGAGGAGACATCACCAAAAGAGACAGCATCCTCTGGGGATACAGTCTTGCAGAGTGCAGACCTTACCTGAAATACAGGTCAAGGGAGGTCCTCTTCAGGGAGGTGATCATCAGTGTCTTTACAGGCGGCAAGGATGCGGGCAAGGAGACATGCAATGAGCAAACAAAAGAAAACTGCAGGGCTGAATTCGGGGATTTCCTTGAGTGGGCCTGCGACAAGTGCGAGATGAACACTAAAAAAATAAAAACAGCTAAGGCCGCAGATGAATAAGGTCCAGATAACCATAGAGGCGTACAACAAGGCCAAAACTGCCTTTGATGAACTGACTAAACAGGTAAAAGGCGTTGATGAAGGCATAAAGTCCTCTGATAAAAACATGCAGGCCTTTGGCAGTCGCGCCATCGCTGTCGGCAATATCGTACAGGCAGTTTTCGGTGTCGCTATTGTTGCGGCGATGACGCGTGCGCTGGTCGAACCGTTTAAGAAAGGCCTTGCCGCTGCGGATGACTACAAAACATCGCTCGCTACGCTTTCGGCCATCACACTGACTTTCATGAAACAGGAAGGCACTATTGATCAAAGGTGGAAAGAGGCAAAAGAATATGCAGAGGGGCTAATTCCAGCAGTCGAGGACCTTGCCGCAAAAACGCTTTTATCAGGCGAACAGGCAAATATGATGGTGCAGGAGTTTGCGAAGGCTGGGCAGGTAATAGACGCCACAAATAAGTCACAAACGGATGGTCTCCAAAATATTGCCAACGCACTTTTTGTGGTTACTGGCGGCAGAAATCTTGACATGCAGATCATTACGGAAATCGGACATCTGATGGCCGGGCAGGTGACTGCCCAGGACAGACTCGGCAAGCTGTTGTTAGCGGTTGACCCTGAACTTCAGAAACATCTTAAAACGTGGACTGCCGAGGGCACGGTCATTGAACATATAGGCCAACTACTGCAAGGCTTTGAGCCGGCAACAAAGGACCTTGCAGAGACGTGGAATGCTGTCAAATCAACTATTGAGACAACCACAAACCAGATTCTCCGGGGCGCCATGCTGCCCGCTTATGGACAGATCATGGGGGTCCTTTCAGATATCCAGATTTTATTGAATGACCATAAGGATACAATACAGCAGGGTATTCATAAGGCATGGGTAGCTGTGAGCGGGATCGTCAGAAGTGTTTTTGATCTGCTTTTAATTTTCAAGGGGCCTTTGACCGTTGCCTCCGGGTTGGTAGGTATGATGCTTGAGGGCTGGGGCGCGATTTTTGCGGTCCTCCCGGCAGTTACTGGCAGAATCAGAGATATCTTTCAGGCCATATGGGAATCAGTCAAGATGGTAGGCCACTTCGGAGAGGCGCTTTATCGCCTTGTTATCGGAGACTTTGCCGGGTCAAAAAACGCATGGGAACAGGCAAAGAAAAACTGGAACGAGTCAGGCAGGTTGACGGGACAGGCATTTGCCGGAGGGTTTGGGCAGGAAGTCGACAAGCTGTTAACTGATTACTACAGTAAGGGGCTATCGCAGGATAAGAGACAGGGAAAGTTACCAAAGCTCAACAGATCCCTGTCCGAGGACGAAGATGCCACGGCAAAAAAGGCAAAATCAGAATTCTTCGGGCCTGACAAGACGGAGTTTGAGAAATATAAAAGAGCTGCTGAAGAGGTACTTAATAAGATCAGGGACCTCACAGAGGATGAATTTGAAGTCCGCAGGCAAAAGGCCATGGAGTGGTATCAGGAGCAGGCTGCAATACTTGGAAACACGCCTGATCTCTATAAGGCGCTGCAACTGGAGATTGCAACGATAGATTCTGAGGCAGCGGATGAGAGGGCAAAAATCGCAAAGGAGATGAAAGACTCCTGGCTCGACTCCATGGGCGCTATCACTGACCAGTTTGAGACACTCTCCATGACTGAAAAAGAACAGATGCTGCCTTTGATGGAGGAGTTTATGCAGAAGCTCGCCTCAACAGGCGACATAGGCTCGGATGCCTATAACAGGATATTTGAAGCGCTTAAACGCTACGGGGTCGAGCTGAAAGAACTTAACCAATTGCAAATTGAGACTAACGGCACCTTTCAGCAGGGGATGTCAGCAGGGATTGACGAATACTTTGCGCATTTTGAAACAAAATTTCAGGAGGGCAAGGATCTCGTTATCAATGTGGCACAGGAGATGGAGCAGGGGTTTAATAATTTTTTCTTTGACGCCATGACAGGCAAATTACAAACCCTGCAGGATTACTGGAGGAGCTTTGCAAATGCTGTTATGGGGTATCTCTCTGAGATCATGGCAAAACAGGCCATGTCCGGATTGTTTGGCAATGGATCATCCGGCGGCTCAGGGCTTGTGGGCGCTTTTATTTCAGCATTTGGGATGGCAGGCGGCAGCAGCATGCCGGCAGGCTCTGCTATCGCCTCTGATTTGTTTGTTGGCCATACAGGCGGGGCAGTCAAAAATTTGGGGCATTATGTCCCGAAGTTTCACCTTGGCGGGCTTGCCTCTGATGAGCGCATGACAGTCAATAAAGTCGGAGAGAGATATATTACGGCTGAACAAAATGAATGGCTTACAAACGTCGCCAGAACGATAGGCAAAGAAGAAAGCCAGGTTAACTATCAGCAGCCACCTGTGATTGTCCATATGACTGTCAATGCCATTGATGCAAAGTCTTTTGAGGGGCGCATTATGGAAAGTAAAAACGCCATAGCTGCGGCAGTCATGTCAGCCGGGTCAAACAATCATCCGGCCAGGAGATCCAGATAAATGTCCACACAGACTTTTCCCACGACTATAATTTTTAATTATCCTTTTATCAAAATCCCCGAATTCCGGACAAATATTATTTCTTACGGCAATAAGGTTGAACAGCGCATAGCCATGGATTCGGCTGCCAGATATTCATTTTCGGGCACGTTGGCCAGACGGGATGCGGCATCAGCAAATCAGATACTTGCGTTTTTTGAAGCCAGGAAGGGGTCCTGCGAGAGCTTTTATCTTCAGTCTCCGGAGGAGGCGCTCAGAGGTACAACCTGGGCTGCCGGCACAGTTTATACAGCGGGGTTGATTGTACGTCCGACCACGATTAACAACCGCTCATACAAATGCACGGTTGGCGGCACAAGTCATGCGGCAACAGAGCCTGTATGGCCTACAACAGTTAACGGCACTGTCGCCGACAACACAGTGACATGGGCGGAAAACACATATTTAGTGCGGTTCAAGGAGGACTCCATTAACCAGGAATATTTCCGCTATATGCTTTATACCTTCGGGGTTGTTAAGTTCATCCAGGTCTCAGCATGACAGTTGTATATACAGGCGCAAATCCGACTATTGCTGATATATACATAATAACGTGCAAGGACGGCTCTATAGCTCGTTTTACATCACATGACAGCAACATCGTATACGCCGGTAATACGTATCAGGCGATTCCGATATCCAGATCAAATGTGGAATTTCACTCCAACTTGCAGGTAGATAAGGTTGATATATCATTCGGACTTATCGGAATAACTGTGGGTACGAGTTCATACAGTATCCCGCAGGTTATAAGACGGGGGTTTTTAAGAGAGGCCCACGTTGAAATATACAGAGTAGATTATGTGGCATTAAATGACCATGATATTCTTTTTGATGGCTATGTTTCAGGGGACATATCGTTTAATGCAGGAGTAGTAACTTTGTCTGTTGGTTCGATGCTGGATAGATTAAACGATAAATTCCCGAAGATCGCATATACGGAAACCTGCAATCATAAACTTTACGGAACATATTGCGGACTGACCAAAAACGACTACCGTTTAAGCGGTACTGCTGACACGGGCTCGACACAGAAAAAGATATATCACCCCTTATTTGCCTTTGCTGAATACGCTGAAGGATACTGGGTAAAAGGCGAGTTGCGTGTCGGTCAAATAGAGTCTCGTTCGATTGAGACGCATGGTGATGGCTTTGTAACTGTTATGTTTCCTTTTGAAGAGACAATCGAGGATGGTATAACTGAAATCGAGGCGTGGCCCGGATGTGATAAAACAGATGTGACCTGCAATGATAAATTCTCAAACATTGAAAATTTCCTAGGTTTTACGAAGATCCCCAAGCCGGAAACTTTATATTATGCGTAATCAGGAGATAATCACAGAAGCCCGCCTATGGAAGGGCACCAGATGGATGCACGGCCAGGCCCTTAGAGGCGTTGGCACGGACTGCATACAATTCCTGATATCAATTGCAAAGAAATTCATGTTAGTGCCTCAAGATTATAAACCACCTGCATACACTCGTGATTATGCTTTGCATAATGATGTGAGTTTAATGAAACAGGAAATAAGTAAATTTTGCTTTGAAGTAAAAGATATGCAGAGTGGTGACATTATTCTCTATAAAGTAGGTAAGTGCGCGTCACATGCCGGGATATATGTTGGAGGCAATAAGGTCATTCATTCACACATTAAGCAAGGCGTTATTGAAGACGAATTGAGAAACATCAAATTCCCGGTTGACAGCGTATGGAGGTTCAATGTTCACACGACTGATTAATATAATTTTAAAACCTTTTAAAGCAAATATAGTAAACAATGAGCGTGGAAATTCTATCGGGCAAGTTATCACAGGAGTTGTAGGCGCTGTTGTTGGTGCTATAATTGGTGGTCCTGCTGGAGCAATTAAAGGTGCAATGTATGGGTTTACTATTGGCCTCACGGTTGGTGGGATTCTCTTTCCGGCGGAGATGCAAACACAAAAAGTAAAACCTGGAACGCTTAATATTCAAACAAGTCAGTATGGTATCCCTGTACCTGTAGTATATGGTTCTCGGAAAATAGCAGGGAATCTCATAGATTATTGTAATTTTCAGTCACATGAAAACGAGGAAGAAACAGGTGGTAAGGGCGGCGGTGGTCAGTCATACACCACTTTCACTTATTCTGTAACTGTCGCTTTTGGCTTGTGCATGTCTCCCTCAGACAGACGTATGACAGTCATTAAAGCCTGGGCCGGGAAAGATGAAATATCACTTGATTTATTGACGATATATGACGGCTCGCAGACTGCGCCGGACTCTTATCTTGCCAATTATGATGATAGGCCTAAGACGTGGAAAAATCTCTGCTATGTTGTGTTGAGGGATTATAACTTAGGGAATTCTACGCAGATACCGAATTTTACGTTTGAGTTGGGAATTGAAACAAGTTTAACAACAACTTTTCAGAGGGATTCAGCATTAACGCTTAATGCAGGCGAAGGACTGATGAGAGTTTTACTGATAGATGAACAAAATGGTTTTATGTATGCTGCATCCCAAGCTGATAGCACTATTATTAAAATAAACATCTCAGATTTTACTGTGGTTGATATTATTAATATACCTGACTGGCTAACTCCAGACAGAGGCGTTATAGATACTGTAAATGGTTATGCATATTTTGTACTTTTAGAAGCTCCAGCGCAAATAATAAAAATAAGATTATCTGATTTTACAATTGTGGATACACTGGAAATCACTGCAGCTTACTTAACAACAGCAGTGATTGATGTTGATAACGGATTTGCCTATTTTGGAGATGAACATACGCCTGCACACATTTGGAAAATTGACCTTTCCAATTTTACTTTAGATTCAACCTTGGAATTAAATACTGGTGAAAACAACACACAGGCTTCCTGCATAGACACCGTAAATGGATTTGCTTATTTTGGAACAAAAGGCGGATCTCTAAATTCTATTGTTAAAATCCAACTTTCTGATTTTACAAGAGTTGATGCGTTGACAATGCATATTACTGGGCAATGGCGAAGGGCTATATCATCAGTAATTGATACTACGAATGGATTTGCATATTTTGGATTTGAATATGGCGGTGGTGCAAATATTGTCAAGATTAATCTTTCTGATTTTACTTACGAAGATGATCTTGATTTGGATAGCTTATCTTCATATTGGTATTCAGCAGCCATTGATGTTGAAAATGGGTTTGGATATTTTGCTGGTTGGGCAAATCCAACAGTTGTTGCTCAAATCAAATTGTCTGATCTATCACTGGAAGCATATATAACTTTAAATGCCGGAGAAAAAGAAACGTGGGGAGCTGCGGCAATTGATTTGAGCAATAACTTTTTATATATTGGGACAGGTTCATCTAGTGTGATACCGGGCATAATTACTAAAATACAGTTACCCAGTACTTCTACCTCTACAGGAACTTTTGACATGGCCCCTCCCGACATCACAGAAGACATTCTCACAAATGATCTTTACGGTCTTGGCCTTAGTTCGTCAAAACTTGATTCTGGTGTATTTGCAGCTACAAAATCATATTGCGAGACAAACAGTTTGCTGATATCACCTATATTTGATTCGCAAATCAGCGTACTGGACGCCCTTCAGCACATCATCAGTCATCACAACGGCTATATTGCATATTATGACGGCCTAATTAGTCATAATCAGCTTAAAGAAGAGACGCCTATCAGCGCACTCACTGATGCTGATACAGTTAAAAAGGACGGTGAATTTCCGATACAAATCTCAAGAAAGGGCGGCAGATCATTTAACAACAAAATCACTGTTGAGTGGACTAAACGTAATAGAGAATATATTACTGGAACAGTCCAGGATAGCAGTGATTTCGATATTGATACTTATGGGTTGAAAGATGCGACGGTTAAATTGGATGGAATAACAACATTTAATCTGGCCTCGAAAATGTGTCATCTCTTGTTGAAAAAATCCTTGGTAAATGCTGAATTATACGGCTTTGAACTCGGGCCAAAGTCCATAGGCATAAAGCCCGGAGAAGTACATACCCTAACTGACTCAAACGTAGAGCTGTCAGTTAAACCTATCAGGATTGAAACGATAAGCGAGACTCCGGATAAACATATTGATGTGTCAGCAATTGAAGAAGTAGAAGGTATCCACGACTTAATTGTGATAGGTAGTGATACATCGGCAGCATCTGAACCTCCAGCATTACGCACAGAACCTGATGCTTCGTTTGATGTAGTCAACCCACTAATAACCGAAGTGCCTGACATATATAATAATGAGACTCAGCGCCAGATAGTTGCCACATACTCAAAGCCGGCTGATTTGGAGGCATGGGTCGGGGCCTCGCTGTATATGTCTACCAACCCTATTGCCGGTTTTGTCAAAAAATCATCTAGCACAGGCTCTGGACTTACAGGCACTGTGGATGATCTGGGTTTCGACGGTGTGCTCAGTCTTGCGTATATAGATGTTGTTTTGGATTGGGGTGCTACGCTTTCATCGGCGGCGAGTATGGATGAATTAGTAGCTAATCCATATAAAAATCTTATGTTTGCAAGAGTGGATGATGTTGATACATTCATGCAATACCAAACTGTGGAATTGATAGGGACAAATACATGGAGACTTTCTGGTTTAATTTATGATCTGGTGAATACACCCACAATCAATGACTATGGAACTGTGGTGATAGGCAGCAAGATCGGGTTTTATTATAATATTCCGCATACAGTTTTGCTGGAGCCATTTTATGAGGGCTCTTCGCTTCTGTACTTCAAGATCGTTTCATTCAATCATGCAGGCGTTGAGCAAAGCCTTGCAGATGTCTCAGTAATCCAAGTGGAGTTGTTACCATAATGGCCGCGCCGAAGATCCCATATAACGTAAGAATTAATGAAATCGGTGTAAATAGCGGAGAGAGCCTGGCAATTGCCGCTGGAGATATTGTACTTACCTGGATGTCAAGGAATCGACATAACTTAGGCGCATCCAGCGTGACCAGGACAGACACCATTGTAGATGACTCAGACTTTTCAAGCTTTGAAATTGAGATATATGAAGGCGTGAATTTACTTAGGACAGTAACGCAAACATCAAAAACATACACATATACGACGGCATTACAGACAACTGACGGTGGCCCTTATAGTGCGTATACATTCAAAATAAGGCAGATGAATACGCTGCTGATGTCCGGGCAAGAAACAGTAAACGTAACAACGGTTTAA